GCGGCGACCTCGAGCACGCAGCTCTTCTGGTCTTTGCTGGTGCCGATCACGCCGCTGAAGCCCGCGACCGCAAAGCCGCCCTGCGTCGTCTGACCGCAATTGAATTGCGAAAAACTGGATGCATACGCGCCAAGGACCGGCGCACTGACGTTGCGAACTGTGGACGTCGTGTGCTCTGGCGTCTGCGAGAACTCAATGGACCCTTGCGCGACCGATTGCGAAGTGCTCGTCTGTTCAGCCGTCGAAGTGCTCTGCGCTTGCGCATGACCTGCTCCGAGAAGTGCTACGATTGCGATGGCCGTGAAACTTGTTTTCATGGTGGCTCCTTCCTCGTGTGGAGTCAGGCCTCGGGTGTTCCTAGCACCCGGGGCCTCTTCGTTTCTGGGCTTAGTACGCGTACGAACCGCTCAGGCCGCTGTAGCCGCCGGCCGAGTAATCGACACCGGCGCCGCCCTTCGTCGCGCCGTAGCCATCGCCAGACGTGTAGCCGCTCGACGTCGACGTCGTGTTGCTGCCGCCGATCGCACCCGAGAACGAACCGCCCGCGCCAATCGCGCCGAGGCCGTTGTATGCATACGATCCTGCTGCACCGACGCCGATCGCCGTGCCGCCTGCCGCGTAGCCGAAGCCAGCGCTGTTCGACGTCTGCGTGCTGTAGCCTTGGCCGTTCGAACCGGACGAAGCCATCGAGCCGCCCGAAAGAGTGACCGACGAGCTGAAGCCCGCGCCGACATTGAACGAATCGGCTGCTTGTGCGTGGCCGACGAATGCTGCGAGAACTGCGACTGCCAGAATTGCCTTGCGAACCATGGTGTTGCTCCTCGTGATTTGCGCGAATCCGTCGCGCTGCGGTTTGTGAATTCTTCGGCTGGTCTGTTTCGACTGATTAGTCGGGCGCCGGCCAGCGAATGTTTTTCTTGCTGCGATGGATTTCTTCCAATCGCCGTTTTTCCCGAGCATCGGCACCGCGAACGAATGCCATTGCGGCAACCATCGTCACGATCCAGATAAGGACTACTACCTGATAAATGTTCATGGTGAGCCTTTTCGGGATCGTTTCAGGCGCAGTGGACGACTGTGCAGCGTTCAATGCGAGCGGCGCGGTAGTCGATCTCCGCACAGATCGCCAGATAAGCCGCCGCGACAAGAAACGTGATTCCCCAAATCTGCCAGAGCTTCACGCCAACACCCCAGCGCGGAATGCGACGCACAGGAACCACACTGCGCCGATCGCGACACCGTAAAGACCGGCAACGCCGATCGCCTTGTAGATCCTTTCGACGTCCTGCAGCCGCGTGATGTCGCGGAGCAGGGCGTTGTCTTCCAGAACGCGTTCCATCTTCCTGTCCTTATCCGCCGGCCCGGACGTCAGCGACGCCGGGTGCGATGATGTTGAGTGCGTATTCGCGCAGGAGATGTTCGATGAGCGCGCCGGCGCCACCTTGTGCAAGGCGCTTCAGCTCGAGTAGATCGCTTGCCAGCCAGCTCATTTGCTATCTCCTGTCCACTTGCCGGACAGGAAGCCCTGAGTACAAGACACTGATCACTTCCCAGTGCCCTGAGATCAGGGCTCCCGGTTTATCGCCGGAGCGCTTCGTTCAGCGCATGGAGGTATTAAACATCACGTTTAAACGAGTGTCAAACATTTTGTTTAATAAAGTTTGCGCGAGTGCGTAGCGGAGGCGAAGTGGGCCGAAAGGCAAAAAGCCCGCAGGAGCGGGCTTGGAGGCATGGGGAGGACGACGGGTCAGTCGAGCGTCGCGGTGTCGACCGTAGAGAACTGAGATTTGTGCCAGAAAACTGGCTTGCCATATCCGGCAAATGTGGTGCGCACGCCATCGGAAGTGATCTCGACGGCGCAAGTCATGTCTTTCTTGAGACCTTGCTTGTCTAGGAGGATTGCGACGGGCGCCCCTTTGCAGCTGACCGCGTGCTCAACGATCTCTAGCGTCATCCCACCAGGCAGCCGCGCGACCGCCGCGCTAGCGGCCGCAGCAGTGCTACTCGCCAGCGCCAGCCCGACCGTGGCCACAAGTAGGGTGAGCTTCAATCCGGCCTCCACGAAGACGGGCGGCAGATCGCGCGAACAAAATGCATCTTCTCGATTTCGTCGCTCGAAAAGCTGATTGGCTTGTGCGCATCGTTGGCTGAGCGGAGATGAACCCTGCCGGCCCGACGGTACAAAAATTCCTTGACCATGACCTGCCCAGCCTTCGACTTGACGAGCACCTCGTCACCCGCCTCGATAGCTTGGTTGGGCTCGATAACGACGAATTCGCCGTCTTTGATTCTGGGACGCATTGAGTCGCCGACGCACTTCAAGGCGTATGCGTTCGGATCCCTGGAAGGGAAGTCGACGTAGCCGTCACCGGCTCCGACGGGATATTCGAGGTCGGCCCAGTACCCGTTATCCCCAAGTTGCGCATGACCTACCACGGGGACAGCTCTCCAGTTCGTAATGGGGATAGGCTCATACTCATCGGCATATCGAACAGCGACGCCCGGCTCGCCTTTCCCTTTCGTAAGCCAAACAACGTTCACGCCGTAGGCTGTTTGCAGCGCGGCACCTTGCGCCAGTGTGATGTCTGGGCCTTCTCCGTCCAGCCATTGGCCGGCGACGGATTCACTAACACCCGCAACAGATGCAATTTCTGCGGTAGTTAAGCCCTTATCGAAAAGCGCTGCTCTCAGTCTACGTGGCGACCTCGCTGACGCCAAGTCGTCTGAAGAAATAACAATATCAGACTCGCTTCGATCAGATTTTTCGATCTCGGGGCGTGATCGGTCTCTTTTCGACGAATCATTCGACGAAGAAACCGGTGCGGAGCCGAGCATCGTGCCTTCGCCGGTCATAAGCCAAACAGCGCTGCACCCAAGCTTTTCCTGGGCGTCGAGCATCGCCGCTTTCGACATGCCGCGACGCTCCCAGTTGTTTACGTTCTGGGGCGCGACATTTAGAAGGCGTGCGATCTCGGTAGGCGTGGTGAGCCCGCGCAACAGCCGGGCTGCCTCGTAGAGGCGGGCGGTGGTTTCATGCATACCCCGGATGTTCTCAAAATTAAACACTTTGTTGTTCAACATAGTGTTTGCATTTTGATTAAACGTGGTGTTTAATAACGCATGGACCGGAAAAACGACATCACTGCTGACCGACTGCTCATCGAGGAACTCGGTGGGGCTTCCAAGCTCGCCCGTCGGCTGGGTTTCGACCAGCGCGGTGGAGTTCAACGCGTCCACAACTGGAAGGAGAGAGGGATCCCGGCTGCCGTCAAGCTCGAATTCCCTCACATCTTTCTTGGTAGGCCCCGTCAGCGACTCGCAAAGTAGGTCTCTCGCGCGTTCGTTGTCTTTTGTGTTCATCAACCGTTTTTCTTTTATGGAGGAAGCAATGTCTCGTCGCGCTGAATTTCGCAACGAAGTAAAGACCCGCCTCGAAGACCCCGTCTACGAGGGAATGCAAGCATTCAAAGCTCTCTATGGCATTGACAGCGATTCCGCTGCGCTTGCCCGCATCGCCAAGCTTTTTCTGTTTGGCACGGTTGGTACTTTGCCGGCGAATCTGTTGGGCGTCAGTGTCGCGTCGCCCCAAGTTGGGAGCGCAGTAAGCGCATGAATGAAGCAAAAACCGGCCTTCTCGTTGAACTTCCGATTCCTGAAGCTGGGGAGTTGGCTGCTTTGGCGGCGAGTCTGGGCGTTTCAACTCAGAAATACCTCGGGTATCACGTCCTGCGCTCTGCATACGGACCGCTGCACCCGGAAGTAGCCGCGTTTGAAGTGGCCCACATTGGGCGGCGCGGGGAATAAAACGTCAGACAACTGACGGAGTTCGTCGGCTACGAGGCCGACATCTGCATGGATGAGTCGATACACAAGCAGCTTGGGCGCCAGGCTTCTTTTGTTCCGATTTAGTACTACTGACCGGCATGCCGGCGGGAGATCCCATGCAAAACAACTCGAATCCGGTTCTCTTTGCGCCGGAGCTGCCGCCGGAACTGCCGGCTGCGCAGCAGAAGCAGATCCGCGACGCCATGTGTGCGGTTGCGGCGCGCGGCGAGCGCTTTCCCGGCGAACTCGCTGCCGTCCGCGTCGGTCTTTCGCGCGAATTCGCAACCTTCAATGCCGACTGCTCGCGGGCGGCCAAGGCTTCGAAGGTGAAGGCATGAGCGCGCGCGATCTTCAGCCGTCGCTCGGCGGCGCGGATCTTCTTCACACCGGCCGGTTTTTCATCGGCCCGATGACCCCCGACCACTCTCCCTCGACGAAAGCCACGCCGAAGATCTGCATTGGCTGCGGCGCTAAGCAACGCACCGACGGCTCTCTGCCGTGCGGACACGACAACGACCTGTGAGGTCATCCATGAACGACATTGCCAAGATCAGTGGTCCCACGATGTCTAGCCGCGAGATCGCAGAGCTGACCGGCAAAGAGCACCGCAATGTACTCGCTGACATCCGCAAGATGCTGGCCGAGCTCGGGAAAGCTGCTGCTGACTTTTCAGCAGTAGCAAAAATTGCAGGCCCCAATGGATCGGTTCGTGAAGTCGAAATCTTCGAGCTTCCAAAGCGCGAGACGTTGATCCTCGTTTCTGGCTACAACATCCAGATGCGCGCCCGAATCATCGATCGCTGGACCGAACTGGAGGCTCGCGTCGGTCAGCCGGCTTTGTCGCAATCGAAACTCGCTGGCGAGCTCGCGATCGCTGAGTGCTTCACGCGCCTGCTGAAGCCGTCGCCGTCGAGCCAAGTCGCTATGCTTGCTCACATCGCGAAGAATCACGGCATCGAGCCGACGTTCCTCCCGGCGTACGTCGTTGATGCGGCGTCAGACTCGACGTCTGGCAGTTCGATGGAGACGAAGCCGCTCACCGATCTTCTGATCGCGCACGGCATCTCGATCTCGGCGCGCACATATAACCGTCTTCTGGCCGACGCGGAAATGCAAGCCGAGCGCACGCGCCGTAGCACCTCTGCGCGCGCCGTGAATGGAACGAAGCGCTTCTGGGCAATCACGGAAGCAGGCCTGCTGTACGGCAAGAACATCACCAACCCGAACAGCCCGCGCGAGACGCAGCCGCATTGGTATGTGGAGCGCTTCGCCGATCTTCATGCGCTAGTTTCGTCGCGCGTGGTGGGGGCAGCAGCGTGAGCGGATACGCACACCAATGGGCCAAGCGTCAGCGGGTCGGCGATTCGTCGGCCAAGACGCTGCTGAAGACCTACGCGAACTGGGCCGCCGAAGACTATTCGACGTGGGTTACCAACGACGAGCTCGAACTGGACACGGAGTTGAACATCCAGACGATCCGCCGCGCGCGGAGCAAGCTGATCGAGCTCGGCTACCTGCTGGAAACGGATAAGCGTCTGGGCCGCACGCAGAGCATCATCATCTACCAGATGCTTGCTCCCGCTGGCGCGACGATCGTGCAGAGCGTCGATCCGCGCAATGGCAAAACAATTTCGCTGAGTCCGCCGACGCTTGAAGAATACATCGCGAAGAGGGGTGAAAAATCAAGCCACTCAAAAACGCGTCGCGCTAAGGGGGATGAAAATTCAAGCCCCTCCAATATTCAAGGGGCTACAAATCCAACTTCAAGCCCCTCCAAATCCCACGTCGAAGGGGGTGAAATTTCACCTGAAGCCCCTCCAAATTTCGACACCAAGATTGCTTTAGTAGAGCAAGAGAAGAACGTAGATCAGCAATTGGCGCGACGTTCGTCGCGAGTTGCGTTGCATGACGAGCTTCGCCAACTTGCCCTTCCTGAAGGCATTCCTGCCGACGTCTGGGAAATGTGGTGTGAGCACCGCGAGGCGAAGCATAAAGACGCGCCTTGGACGCGCGGCGCCGCGCGCGTGTCGATCAAGAAGCTGCTGAAGCTTGCCAGTGCCGGCCAGACGCCGGAAGTCACGGTCGAGGAAGCAGTGTTGCGCGGATGGACTGGTTTATTCACGGTGAAGACCGATGGCATCGCTCAGGCGGCTAGTGGCTCGCAAGCGATCGCTGCGGACTGGTGGAAGACGTCGAGCGGCATCGAGGCGCGCGCCGCGCAGCTCAGCGTTGCGAAGAAGGACGGCGAGACATTCATGCATTTCAAGGTGCGCGTGTTCAAGGCGGCGGGCCCGGGCGAATGGATGGAAGACATGCTGCGCACGGTCGGCCGCGAGAGCGAAGAGCGGTATGAGCAGCTCTACGCCTACTTCAACGACATCCCGCGCGACAAGAACGGCAACACGGAGGCAGCGTGACCAAGCGCACCGCAGCCCTCCATTACCCAGAAGGAACGACGAAGGTCGGCACGGCGACAGTTCACGAAGATCGAGGCATTCGCGGATGGGCGCAGAAAAAGCTTGCCGAGATGAACGGCACCATGCCGAACAGCGAGGTCGACGAAATCATGTCTTGCTCGGCGCCGGTCAGATCCCTCGCGCCCGTGCCAATGCCGCGCACGGTTAAGTTCACGGTCGCTGGAGATCCCGTTGCCAAGGGTCGCCCCCGAGCTTCCAGGACGGCAACCGGCGTGCGCATGCGGACTCCGAAGAAAACTGCGGTCTACGAGCGCCACGTGAAAGCCGCGGCGATCGTGGCAATGGCCGCTGGCAGGCCGTTCGCGCGTCCCGTGCGTCTTCTGGTGTCGATCGTCGTGCCGATCCCGGCGAGCTGGTCGAAGGTGCGTAAGCAGAAGGCGCGCACCGGCAAGATATGCGCGACGAAGAAGCCTGACGCCGACAACGTCCTGAAGGCCATCAAGGACGCAATGAATGACGTGGTCTACGCGGACGACGCGCAAGTCGTCGAAATAAACCTGAGCAAGGCATACGGCGACGATCCGCGCGTCGAAGTGGTCGTTTCAGAGATTGACAAGGAAGCCGCATAGGGCGGTGGGAGAAAGCTAATGGCTAAGAGATGGTCGCCGGAAGAGGAAGCGGTGCTTCGCGAGATCTGGGCGGAGCCCGGGCTGCTGAAGGTTCAGGTGGAGCGATTGCCCGGTCGGAACGCGAACACCGCAATGAAGCACGCGGCCGCTATGGGGCTTGGCCTGAAGTGCCCGCCGGTGCCGGCAATCCTCGAAAAGACAAAGGCGCTGCTCAAGGATGGAGAGATTCGGACCATCAAGCAGATTGCGGTGGCGATCGGCGCGAGCGTGTGCCAGACGCGAAAGATGGTCATGCGCGCAGTGCGGACGAAGGAACTCTCCGTCTCTCGGTTCAGGGCTACGGCGAGCAATGGCAATCACGAGGCGTATTTCCGGCTAGGCGGTGGCTCGAACGCCACGCGACCCGCGCACATGACCCTCGCGGAGCGATCGCGAAAATTCCGCGAGAACGTCGACCCCATCGAATACGCGTTCAAGAAGAAGCAATACAACCTCAATCAACGCATCCGCCGCGGCAAGCTTCCTCATGACGAGCTCGCGAATGCACTCTTCGGAAGGACGTCCGCATGAAGCTTTATATCGCTGGCCCGATGACGGGCTATCCCGAACTGAATTTCCCCGCTTTTCATGCCGAGGCAGGGCGTCTCCGCGCGCTGGGATTCGAGATCGTTAATCCGGCCGAGATCAACGTTGATCCGACGGCCGGATGGCTCGCCTGCATGCGCGCAGACATCAAGCAACTGGTCGACTGCGACGGCATCGCACTGCTGCCTGGCTGGGAGCAATCGAGCGGCGCGACGGTGGAACACACGCTCGCGCGTGGGTTGGGCCTGCGGGTCATGCAGGCGCGTCACATCGTCGGACTGGCAGGCGAAATCCCTGTGATCGCACAGGAAGCCATTGTCGAGATCCTCGATGAGATCGAAAGCGGTGCGAGCGAACAGATTGCGGAGGCGCAGTGAAGCGCAGCAAGCCTCTCGTCAGCAAGACGCCGATGAAGCGCTCGCCGTTCAAGAGCACCGCGGACCGCGCGACCTCAATGCGCCGCACGAAGCTGAAGGCACGTGTGAAGAAGCCGACGGTCGCCGAGGGATCGAAGTATTTGGCGGCGTGCCGCGGAGAGCCCTGCTACCTGAACGTGAAATGCCAGTGGACGGAATGGGCAGATCCGACCGTCGTCGACTGTCATTCGAATCAATCGAAGCACGGGAAGGGCGGCGCGCTGAAGGCGAAGCATTGGTTCACGGTGCCGGGCTGTGCGGCCTGTCACGAATGGCTCGATCGCAGCGGCGCTCCGTGGGAGCAGAAATGTGCGGCATTCGACGATGCCCTCGCGCGGTGGGAGCCGGTGCGCGCTCGAAAGATGGGTTTGAAGGAGGAAGAAGGTGCGGTGCTTGATTCGAATACCAACGGATACGCGATGGCGCACGCCGCGCGGCCGCAACGGGAAGCGCTATGCCGTGGAGCCGTTTCAACTCACGGCGGCGTTGGAGACGCGGGTGTACAGGCTGGCGCGCCCAACGGTGCAGCACACGACCCGGCCGTTTGTTTGGGTTGATGCATGGATTCCCGAGGATCGCCGGAGCGGAATTCCGGTCCTCGACGACGCGTGGGTGAGGGCGGGTGTGTATCGCACCAGAGCATTCATCGACGACAACAAAAAGACTTTGGCCCCGTTCCTCGAGAGCGGATTAGACGAGATGGAAGTGGGAGATTGAGCATGAACACGACGATTCCGGACAACTTCGATGCACTCTGGGTGGCGCTCGGCATCAAGCGCAAGATCTGGACTGCTCCGATCGAGCCGCAAAAGGTGACGCGATGATCTCTGCCACCTCTTTCGCAACGCCGAACGCTGACGTCGCCGGCATCGTTTTCGTTTTCGTGTGGATCGCTCTGTCGGTTCTCGCAATCGCCGCGTATTCGCGCACGGAGGTGCACCAGTGAGCGCGCATGCATACGTTCAATACGCAGACGTCCCGCAGAGCTTGATCGATACGAGCAGGCAGCACATCGACGGAGTGACGGGTGCCAAGATCATCGCCTTCGACGGTTGCCCGTTCGCCGGCCAGATCGAGAGCGACGGCGACGCGCTTGAAGTCGAGTTCCCGTTCCCGCGCAACGCTGGGCTGCGAGACAGCTTCGTCGCGTGGCTCATGAACTGGGGCATCAGCTTCATGGTGGCGATGTGAGGCGGTTCGAGTTCATGGACCCGGCAATAGTCCTTGAGCGCAAGCAAGAGGGCACATGCTTGGGCTGCGTCCAACTCGTGCTGTCTCGCTGGGGTGGAGTTCGGAAGTACGTGTGCAGAAGAGGAAATCAGAAAGCGTCACTCGATTGGGTCGAGATGCGCCGATGCAATAAATACGAGGCGGAGGTTGAATGAAGTTCGAGACGAACGAGGCGCGGTTCGACAATTGGGGCATGACGGTGCGCATGCCCAAGTTCCAATCGGGAGTTTGCGCGCAGTGGGCGCAACTCTATGTCGCATTGCGCGACGCGAAAGAAGCGCCCTCCGGCGTGACGCCCGTCGAAAAGGATGGCTGGCTCGTTGAGGCGGCTTGGTCGACGATGCCGAACCACGTGCACAAGTGGGTACTGAAGTACACCTACGTCTGGAGGATGTCACCGGAGCAGGTGCAGACCCGCATGCGGAAGCAGCACAAGGCCGTATTGCGCGGGCGGCAATTCGAAATCGTGCTGGCTGAAGCAGAAAATTCGCTGCGGCAGCACATCTCGAGGATCCATGCCCAATCGTTCATGAAGAACTTGCAAAAGAACGGTTGTAAACCAGCGGCAACCGTCCTATAATCGCGCCAGATTACCGAATCCGCCTCGCGCGTGAGCTTTCGCTTCCCGACTGGGAGGCGAAGTCGTCGGTAGAGAAAGCCCGCCACTGAGCGGGCTTTTTGCTTTCTCGAACACGTTTATGCGTGTCTCCTCGGCGGGGCAACTGCCCTGATTTGACGCCTCGGCTTTTGCCGGGGCGTTTTCTTTTCGGAGGTTGCTATGCTGAAGTTCAATCCCGACACCAACGTCATCTTCGATAACGAAGAGGCGGCTGTCGCACCGATCCGTGAAATCACGCGCGATGAGATTCCCGATCTGATCGCAAACGGAGCGGGCGTTGACCCGAGCGCCAACGTGGGGGAGCAAACCTCATCGCCAGCCCAGACGGATGGCGATGCCCAGGCTGCTCAGGACCCGGCTGTGTCTGCGACCGGCTCGGATACGGACGCTGACGTGGGAAACGCAAGTGCGACTGGTGCAACGGCGTCGGACATCGCCCCAGTCGCTTCCTCGTCGGAGGCGTCGACCTCTGCCGATGCGCCGAAGGACAGCGCATCTTCGACCTCGTCCGAGCAGCTGGACTCAAATACAGCCGATACGTCGAGCGCTGAAGTGGGAAAGCCCGTCGACACATTCTCGACCTCGCCCGCAGCATTCAGCGGCGAATCCACGGCGGCGGGTGACGAGGGAAAAGCGGCAGATACGGCTGCGACCTCCGACTCGCAATCAGTCGACGTTTCGCCCGCGGTGATTTCTGACGCGCAGGCTGACCCGGGCGGTGCGGGCGCGGCCGACCTCAATCCGACGCCGGCCGCACCGAACCTTGATACGCAAGCGTCGGCAAGCGTCTCGTCGGACGCCGTCCCTTTGGACGTTGGTGGCGCCGCTGATGCGGAGGCTGGCAGTGCTGAAGCGGGGGAGTCCGATGCGGCGCTTTCTGCTTCCCAGACTGGCTCTGGCTCGGATGAGCATCCGCTGACCATCATCGGCGAGATTGAAGCGTTGGTGCGCATGGTCGGCAACGCCGCTGTGCATGAGTATCAGCGCCTGATCCAGCGTCTGGCGGACCTCGCGAATCATCCGACCATCAAGGACGGCGAGTAATGCAGAGCCCAATCCGCATCAGCGTTCAGTCGGATCTCGACGCGCTGACGCGGAGGCTCAACGATTTCGAACGCAAGCAACTGCCGTTCGCGTCTGCACAGGCGCTGACGGCGGTCGCAAAACGCGTTCAGGCCGCCGAGAAAGCGGCCCTCCCTCAAGTGTTCGATCGTCCGACGCCATTCACGGTCAATTCCATCGGCGTGAAAGCCGCGCGCAAGAACACGCAAGAGGCGCTTGTGTTCGTGAAGGACATCGCCGCCGCGTATCTCGCGCCGTACGAGTTCGGCGGCACGCACAAGCTCATTGGCTCGGGCAAGACGTGGCTGAATCCGAAGGATATGGCGCTGCTCAACCAGTACGGCAACTTCAGCCGCACGGCACTGAAGCGTCTCGAAGGTCGGCCCGACATCTTCGTTGGCTCGATCAAGACGGCGAGCGGCGAATCGATCGGTGGCGTGTGGCAGCGTCCGACAGACGTCAAGGCGATCAAGCGCAGCGGCAAGCGCGGCGTCGCGCTGCGTGGCGCGAACAAGACGAGTCATCTGAGACTGCTGGTCCGCTTCGGCGACGCCCAGCCGGTCAAGCAGCATCTCGACTTTGGCAAGCGCGGCCGTGAGGTGGTCGCATCCACATATCGCGCCGAGTTTGCTGCGGCGTTTGCAAAGGCGCTCGCGACGGCACGGTGATCGACGATGAGGATCTACAAGTGCACAAACTTCACCGGCTTCTATCCGGTGGGTGTCGCAGCAGTCATCGTCGCTGAATGCGCGTCTGCCGCTGAGCATCTGCTCAATGTGGCGCTTCAGGCTGTCGGGTTGCCCGGTGATGCGCACATCAGTGAAGACGACGCGATCAACTCTGCTGTGCCCGGCATCGTGATGCTCAGGAACGGCGAGTACTGACGCGCGCTGCGCGCGGGATGGTTGTAAAAAGGGCGCATCAAGAGGGCGGTGTGGGGTGATTTGGGAGGGGTGGCAGGTATGGTTTACAAGCGGGTCCTCCACCGCCCTTCTACTTCGCGGGCACTGCGCGCGCGCGATCTTTCTCTAGCCACAAAAATTCGAAATTTGGGTAACACCAGCTGCGATGAATCAGAGCGAGTTTGCAACTCTCCACGGCGTCAGTCGAAAGACGGTCACGAAGTGGAAGGAGCGCGGCTGGCTTGTGTTTGCGGGCGATGAAGTCGATGTCGACGCGTCGAATGCGCTGCTGAAAAAGTACCGGCGCGACGGCACGCCGGCTGTTACCCCGCCTGTTACCCAAGCGTCGGCGGGTAACAAACCGAAAACCGTTACCCAGGCGGCCAGCGAGGTAACGCTTGGCGAGCGCGAGAGCGCGGCGGACGCCGCAGACCGCATCTTGTCGGGCAACGTGCAGCTGCTCGATTTCGACGAAGCGCGCTGTTTCAAAGAGAACTATCTCGGGCTGAAGGCGCAGCTCGAATACGACCGGGATTCCGGTCTGGTGATCGACGTGGCCGAAGTGGCGAAGGCGGTCGGCACCGAATACGCCAAGGTCCGAACCCGCCTGCTGTCAATTCCCGCGGAACAGGCTCCGCGTCTCCATCGATGCAAGACGCCTGCCGAGTTGCAGGACATGTTGCAGGAGGTCATCACAGAAGCACTCGAAGAACTCACTCGCGATGGAGCAGGCAACCCTAAATAGCACACGGCGATACGCGCGCGGCTATGCAGCGTTGCGCGCGGGCCTAGCGGCGGCGCTTCGCCAGAACCTGACGCCACCGCCGAAGCTGACGTTGAGCGAATGGGCCGAGCGCTATGCCGTGCTTTCGCGTGAGACGAGTGCGCAGACCGGCCGCTTTCGGGCGTTCGGTTATCAGAGGGGCATGCTGGATGCAGTAACCGACCCCAGCGTCGAGAAGATCAGCGTCATGAAGTCGGCTCGCGTCGGCTACACGAAGCTGATGGATCACGCGGTCGGCTTCTTCATCCACCAGGATCCTTCGCCGATTCTCGTCGTGCAGCCGCGCGTCGAGGATGCGGAGAGCTATTCGAAGACCGAAATCGCGCCGATGCTGCGCGACACGCCGGTGCTCGCGGCGATCGCGGGCGATCAGAAGGCGAAGAACAGCGATCAGACGATCCTCGCGAAGACGTTTCGCAATGGTTCGAGCCTGACACTCGTCGGCGCGAACAGTCCGGCAGGCTTCCGGCGGATCACGTCACGCGTCGTAATGTTCGACGAGGTCGATGCCTATCCGGTCGACGGCGCGGGCAACGAAGGCGATCAGATCGCCCTCGGCACGAAGCGGTCCGAAACCTTCTGGAATCGTAAGATCGTCCTCGGCTCGACGCCGACGGTGAAGGGCTATAGCCGTATCGAGAAGAGCTTCAACGAAAGCGATCAGCGCTACTTCTTCGTGGCCTGCCCGCACTGCGGCGAGCACCAGGTGCTCGAGTGGGGCAGTCCCGAAACGCCGTACGGCATGAAGTGGGACAAGGACGAGCACGGCAACGGCATTCCCGAAAGCGTCTACTACGTCTGCCGGCACAACGGCTGCATCATCCACGAGGCCGACAAGGCTGACATGGTGACGAACGGCGAATGGCGCGCGACGAAGCCATTCAAGGGGCATGCAGGTTTCCATATCTGGGCCGGATACAGCCTCTTTCCGAACGCGTGCTGGTCGAACCTCGTTGCCGAATGGCTCCGCGTGAAGGACGACCCGCTCGCGCGGCAGACGTTCATCAACCTCGTGCTCGGCGAGCCTTACGAGGATCGCGGCGATCGCGCGCTGAGCGAGACGCGGCTGGCGGCTCGCACGGAAGTCTGGGATGCGGAAGTGCCCGACGGCGTCGGTCTGATCACAGTCGGCGGCGACGTCCAAGACGATCGCGTCGAGCTCGAAACGATCGGCTGGGGGCACAACGAGGAAAGCTGGTCGATAGATCACGCGGTCATCGAGGGCGACCCCGAGAGCGCGGAGCTTTGGAAACGCGTCGACGAGTACCTGAAGAGGGTCTGGCGGCGCGCGGACGGTCGCGGTTTCGCAGTATCCGCCGCCTGTATCGACTCCGGCGGTCACCACACGCAGAAGGTGTACGAGTTCGCGAAGGCGCGGCTCGGGCGCCGCATCTGGGCGATCAAGGGCGAGTCGGCGCGCGGCGGCGCGCGGTCACCTGTTTGGCCGACGAAGCGGCCTTCGTCGCGAACGAAATCGACGTTCCGGCCGGTGATCATCGGCGTGAATGCGGCGAAGGACGTGATTCGCGAGCGGCTGCGGCGCGATCCCGAAGACAACGACGGCGTGCTGACGTACCCAGCCGGCTATATGCACTTCCCGACGGACCGCGACATCAACTATTTCGCGCAGCTCATCTCCGAGCGCTCGGTGACGAAGTTCACCAACGGGCAGAAGTTTCGGGTGTGGGAGTTGCCGCCTGGCCGCGCGAACGAAGCGCTCGACATTCGGGTGTACGGCTATGCCGCGCTGTGCGGCCTGATGCACATGGGCCTGAAGTTGAACCGGCGCGTCGAAGCGGTGCAGGCGGATCCGTCCGATCTTCTGCCGCCTGCTCCGGAGACGCGGCAGGAGGTCGAGCTCGATGTGGTGAGCGCGGCGCGGCCTATACGCCCAGACGGCCCGATCATCAAACAGGCACAGCCTGAGAAACGCTCTCGGATCCGGCGGCTCGCCGGCTGAAGCATAGGAGAACCACTTTGCGATGCTTCGACCCGAGCCGCAGCCTGCTCGCCGGCATGGATCAGACAGCGCTGCGGCAGTCACTCGCCAACGCGCAGCAGATCTACATCCAGTTGTCGACGGGCGCGCAGGGCGAGTCTTACTCGTACACGCAGGGCGACGGTACGCGCTCGGTCACGTACACGCGCGCAAATCTCGCGGAATTGGCTGCGGCAATTCAGTTGATGCAGGCGCAGCTCGGCATCGTCTCGTCGCCCCGCAGAGCGAACCGAATTACCTTCACACGGCGATAACGCATGGAATCGAACGTACAGCTACTTGGTCCGGACGGGAAGCCGCTGCCGGAGCGCAAGAGCCGTGCGCTCGCGCTGAACGGCAGCTATAGCGGGTACGGCAGCACTAGCGCATTCGATGCGGCGGACATGTCCAGTCAGCACATGCGGGACTGGAACCCGGTGCTTTGGTCGCCGGATGGCGAACTCAACCCGTACCGCGATCGCATCGTTTCGCGCGTGCGCGATCTGGTGCGCAACGACGGTTGGGCGTCGGCGGCGGTAACGCGCACGCTCGACAACGTCATCGGTGCAGATTTTCGGCCGATCTCGAAGCC